GCAGCGTCCCAGGCAGCGGCCCTGGCAGCGTCCCAGGCAGCGGCCCTGGCAGCGTCCCAGGCAGCGGCCCTGGCAGCGGCCCTGGCAGCGGCCCTGGCAGCGGCCCTGGCAGCGGCACTGGCGTCTCGCGCGGCAAAGAGCGCCGCGCTCGCCGTATCGACGCGGGCCTTTGAAATCACCGGCGCGAGCGCGCGCAACGCCGCGGCGTGCGAGGTCAGCGTCGGGTTGCGGTCGAGCCACGCCGGCGCCTGCACGCGCGCGAGCCAATCGAACGCGAGCCACGATCGGCGTTCCTCAACGGCCGCCGTGCTCTTGGTGTCGACGAGCCGCGTGACGAGCGGGGCCAGAAGCTCGGTGCGGTGCGCGTCGGTCGAGATGCTGTCGTTCCACGATCGCAGGAACGCGCTGATGACCGGGCAGGCGCACTTCGGTTGGTCGGAGTGTTTTTCTCCAGCGACGTACGCCACGGCCTCGAGGGCACACATGCCCTTCTCACGGTCTTTGTGTGAGCCGTACGTGAGTACGAGGTTGTCAGGGACAGCGTGAACGAGCGGGCTCATGCGACCTCCTGTCGCGCGACACGGCGGGCGACTCGGCTGATGGTTCCGTGGGTGACGTTGAATCGCTGGGCGAGCGCGACCGTGCTCTCGCCGAGCGAACGAGCCGTACGGATCTCGATGACCGCCGACGCGCTCAACTTGGCGCACCAGTGGCGTTCGCCGCGGCGCTGTCTCGCAGGGTGGGTCTCGTCGGCCTGGAACACTCCGCGGCTGCGGCCTTTCGATGCGCGGTCAGCGTTGTTCTCGCGGACCGTGCCGACCGAGAGGTGTTCAGGGTTGACGCAGGGCGGGTTGTCGCACTTGTGGAGCACGCAGAGCCCTGGCGGCACGCTGCGACCGTTGTGGCGTTCCCACGCGACCCGATGTGCCTTGCGCATCCGGCCGCCGACGCTGAACGTGCCGTAGCCGCCGGACCTCGCGCCAGTCCACAACCAGCACGTCGTCTCGATTGGCTTCGAGACGAACGACTCCAATGGGCGTGGTGCGCGCGCCATCAGCCGCGCCCGCCCGTCTGGACCGGCTTGCGGTCGTTGAACGCGCGGATGCCGGCGATGTTGGCCCGCTCCTTCATCGCACCCACCACGCGGCCGAGGGCCTTGGTATCGACGACGTGGTAGTCGACCGGAATCAGGCTCAGGTCAGGCGTCTCGCTGTCGCGGCCCTTGGCATCGATGAAGCAGTACGTCCAGTTGTCGCGATACGTTATGCCCTCGGCCTTCTCGACCGCCACCTGCACGGTGGACGCGGGCACCGGAGCGACCTGGTCGACCTGTTCGAGCACGTCCATCGCGCCCTCGACGTCGCCGGCGTCGGCCATCTGCTCGGCCTCACGCGCGAGGCGTTCGCGCTCCTGGCGGGCGAGCTCGTCGGAGCGGCGCCGCGCCTCGGCCCGGGCCTCGTCATCGAGCACGCGCTGAATGTCGGCGCACTGGCGGCGCAGATAGATGCGCGCGTTCTCGATCGGCTGCAGCAGCTCGGCGCGCTTACTCGTCGCGATCTTGTGGGTGCGATGTGCGGCCTCCACGATGGGGTCGAGCACGCCGCGCACGGCGCGCTCGGCGGCGTTGAGGTCGAGGATCAGGCGCTCGGCGGCGACCTTCGTCTCGCGCGTGACGACGAAGTTCTGCGCCTGCACCGCGAGATCGATCTGCGGCTTGAGGCGCGGGTCAGTCTGAGTCGGGAGGTCGAGGGCGGCGGCGGGCGTCATCGGGTGCGTCTCCTTGGCTGATGGGTGAACACGGTCAGCGCGGCGACGAAGACCTTCCAGTCGTCGCGGTTGGGATAGGGCTCTAGCGTGTACAGCCCTGTCGGAAAGAGCTGCACGCATTCGCGCTCGAGCCGGTGCAGTGGCAGTGTCGACGGCAGGCCCAGGGCCTCACGGTGGGCGTCGATGAGCAGGGCGTACCCCGCGGTTTGAAACGCGCCGCCGGCGTCGTCAGGATCCCCGCACTTGATGTCGGTCAGCGTGAACCGGTCGGCGGCCAGCGCGAGCCGGTCGAGCGTGCCGGCGAAGCGGTAGAGCGGGTGGCCGAGCGGCTTCTCGATCGCGAGCCACTGCCGGATGCCGCGCTGCCGCGTGTACCGCTCCCACGCCTCGACGTACGGGAAGACATCATCGTCGAGCGCGCCCCACGAGAGCGCGCCGCCATCGAGCAGGGCGCAGGCATCGTGCACGCGCCGGCCGAGGGCCTTCTTCGCCTCGGCGGCGGCGCGCACGTCCGGCGGCTTCTGCGACCAATCGGTCGCGAGTCCGACGGCCGACAGGATGCCCGTCACGTTCGGCCAGAGCTCGCCGTCGACGCGGTACTCGTGTCGATTGGCGTCGAACTCGACGGTTGGCAGCTCGATGACGGTGCTCATCGCAGCCCGAGCTCGTCCTTTGCTGTGGCGGCCGGACCGCTCTCGATCGCGGCGATGATGTCGTCATAGTCCTTGCGCTTGATGTCCTTCGTGCTCTCGACGTCGGCTTCGCGTCGGAGGAAGCCCCTCAGGTCCTCGGTCTGCCAGCCGGCCTTGGTCGCGATGGTGAACAGCCGCTTGATTTGCGCTTCGCTGATGCACTCGTCGGCCGGCGTCTCGCCGTTGGTCGGCTCGGCGTCGACCACTTCGCCGGTCTCTTCATCGACCGCCTCGCGGCGCGTGGACGTGGAGGGCCGCGGGTCGCTGCCGCTGCTGGCCTGCGACATCTCGTCTCCGGTGTAGAGTCCGGAGAGTTCCTGCGGGAATGCCTTGCGGAGCGCCAGGGCCTCGGCGCACTTGGCGATCATCACGTCGCCCATGCGCTGCCACATCGAGGTCAGCGAGCCGTCCTTCTTCGTCTGCGCGTACGCCTTGAAGCGCGCCACGCCCCACAGGGTTTCGCTGAAGTCGCTGCGGAGCACGCCGACCTTAGCGGCGACCGGCGCCTTGTCGCTCAGCCAGACGTCCTTCCAATCGCCGTCCTCGCCGCACCAGAACGGGCCGGTCTGTCCGACGTACTTGCCGGTGCGCTCGGCCACCAGGCGGAAGCCGTCGATCGAGGTCTGCGTCTGCATGACCTCGCGGTTGAGCTTGCCGTCCCATCGCTTGACGGCGTAGATCTGCCGCGCGAACGGGTCGAGCCCGGTGCGCCGGCACTGGTGGAGGAAGAGCTGCAGTTCGTCGGCCGTCGCGCCTTTCGCGATCGTGCGGGTGATGAGGTCGATCTGCTCGCGGTCAAATTGCACCACGGCCGTACTCGACGGCGCGGGGGCAAGGGCGGTGCTGGACATGGGCGGTGTCTCCTTGGGTTTACTGGCGTTGTCGGGCTTGTTCGTCGATCGCGCGCTGGCGGAACCGGAGCGCGGTGTTGGCGTCACGGTGCGACGCACGGGCCGCGGCGAAGCCGGAATGCCAGCCGGCGTACCACGCGAGTACGATGAGCAGCACGCCGACGACGACCGCGACTTCGGTGCCCATCAGTGCACCTCCGGCAGCTTCATTTGTCGTTCGTCGTCGTCCATGAAGCGCTCGCGGATGACCTCGCCGGTGTCGACGCGCGTTTCTGCGACCGTGGCCTCGAGCATTGACCGCACGCGGATCTCGACAGGCACGTCTCTGAACTCGCGCCGCTCCTGCACTTCCTGCCGGAGCTTGCCGAGCTGGAGCAGGAACCCCGCGAGCCGTTCCTTCATCGCGGACTTCTCGGCCTCCTGCGCCTCTTTTTCCTCTTCGATGAGCCGGAGGCAGTTGGCGAGCGCGTCACCTTTGGCGAGCAGTTCGGAATCGGTCAGTGGACACGGCAGCAGCCGCGTCTCGGTCTTGAGGACCATGTTGGGCGTGGACATCGGTCAGTTCTCCCGTTGGGACTTGGCGCGGCGGAGCTGCACGCGCTGCAGCCATGCGCGCCGTTCGGCTGTGGCAGCGTCGGCGTAGTAGTCCGGCCGGCTGCTGGCGATCGGATGAGGTGCCTCGCTCAGGCCGGCGCGATAGGCGTGCAGGGCGTAGACGATGATTCCGGTGAAGGCCGCCAGGGCCACCACGACGATCGCGAGCCCGATCAGAAACTCCTTCATGGCCGTTGCTCCTTGCGGCGCTCGAACGGGAGCGCCGGTTGCTGAATCACCGCCAGCTGGTCGACGGCCGCGCTGAGCGCCCGCATCGCTTCGGCGACGTGGTGCATGTGGCTGGCGGGCGTCGCGATGACGCGCCCCCGTCGGCGCGCGAGCTCGTCGAGCAGGGCATCGAGGAACAGGCCCTCGATGTCGTCTGGCAGCATGTCGAGACGCTGGACGCCGAGCTGGTTGCCGTCGCGCCCGGCCTTCTGGCGGCTGAGCTGCGAGGCCGGCATCTTCAGCAGGGCCGCGAGCTGCTTGTCGGTCAGCTTCAAGGTCGCCAGCGCGGCGAGGATCGCGCCTGTCAATCGCCCCTCATCGGAATTGACAGTCGGTGCCACCGGATCGGCGACGGTGTTGCCTCGCATTGCCACGGCGGCGGCCTTCACGCTGACCTCCGCCAATGGCGCTTCTCACTCTGGGGTTGCATCGCGAGGTCGAGGTCGCGGCGCCGGTAGAGCACGGCCCGGCCCTGCCGGCACTTGGGAATGGCCGCCTTGGCAGCCCACTTCCAGAACGCGTTGATCGTCGGCTTGCGGGTGTAGTCAGCGGCCTCGGAGACCGTCAGGTACGTGTGGCGCAGCAGCGCGTCGAGCGGCGTACCCGACAGCTCGCCCGTCTGACCCTGCGGCTGCGCCGGGCCAGCGCTGCGCTCAGCGACGACCTGGTCGCGCTCGCTCATGCCGCGAACTCCAGCCGGGCAATGAATTCGCAACCGTCGCAGATGACGACCTCGGTCCCGGAGCCCAACACCGCGACCGGGGCCTCTTGCGTCGATTCACAGAACGCCGTGAGCCGCGCGCCACACGAGGGGCAGGCCGGCGCGGGCCCGACCCACGCACCGAAGACCTGGTCATTCCGGTCGAGGTCGAAGGCGACCTCGCGACGGCCGTCAGGCAGGAGCGCGTAGTGCTTCATCGCTGCTCCAACACACTGGAAATGAGCCCGAAGATATGCAGCTTGACGCTAGGCGGCAACCGGACCAACGTTCGGTCATCGTCGCTGAGTGGAGCCGGCATGGGACGCTCGTCGCCATACAACTGCTCGAGCAGTTCAGCGATTTCACTTTTGCCTGCGAGCTTCAGCACGCGGCTGACCGGTTCCCCAGAGACGGCGGCAAATTTGAGGATGTTTTCGACAGCCAGGGTCTCGGTCTTGACGGCACGAATCAGTGCGCTGTGCGTGATTCCGAGGGCTGTCGCAAGCCGACCGGCGACACCATCGAATTGCCGATCGACGACTTCCTCGACGAGCAGCTTGAAGCTCATCGCGCAGCCTCGGCTGTCGGCGCCGGCACAATGTCGGTTGGCTCGCACTTGAGCACCTTGGCGAGCGCGACGATCTCGTCGTCGGTGGGTGTTCGGTAACCGTTCTCGATCTCCCAGTACCGACGCTCGGCGATGCCGACCTTGAGCGCCGTGTCGAGCTGCGAGATGTTCCGGCCCGCTCGAAGCACGCGCAGGCGGCGAGTGATGCCTTTCATGAAAGCAAAGTTTTATAAAAAAGAAACCTTGTGTCAAGCGAAACTTTTCTGTCTGGTAAACCTTTGACGACAAAGGACTTGATGTGTATGGTTCGAAGGTGGCGCGCACGTTCGGCCAGAACCTCAAGCGGATTCGGGAGGCGAAAGGCGTCACCCAGGAGGCCCTGATGGGCCGTCTCGGGTTGAAGCGGCCGACGCCGATTTCACTTTGGGAATCGCGGCCAACGCTGCCAAAGGCGGCCACCATCGTTCGGATTGCCAAGGCTCTTGGCTGTGCACCGCGCGACCTGCTCGACGAGGTTGAAACCGACTACGACCGACTCAGGCTCGGGTTACCGCTTCGGCAGGTAAAGGCGCGCGATCCGGGGGGAGCTCGGTCCGTCAAGGCTCGGCGCGCGAGCTCGCAGTGATCAAGTGCAGAGTGGTTGGGCTCCCCCTGACGGACGGTAGCTGTGCGCGTTGTGGCCGATTTGGCGGGGGTTGCGATGGGCGCTACGAGGGCAGCGTGAGAGAGAAGCGATGAGCACTGTGAGCCGACCGACGGATTCAGTAGCCATCGGGCCGTGGCACATCGTTCGGTGGCTACTCGTGCTTCCAGGCGCGCTCGGGGCGTTGCTCGGGAGCTACGCACTCGCTCGATTGGCTTTCCTTCTTACCGGGGGCTGGGACGAGTGGCTAATCGAGATCCTGTTCACGAACTACCTGGCTGGCTTTGTCGCCGGCTTTGCTGCCGTGGCCGCCGCGCGCAGCATCGCGCCGTGGGGACGCAAGGCGACCGCTTGCGTTGTCATGGTCGCCGTGGTCGCGCTTGGCGCTGGCGCTCTCTGGTACCTCTTCGGTAGACCCGAGTACTGGGTGCGATCAATTCCTGAGTCGGCTGGCTATGCATGCGGCTCCGTCAGTTGCTTCCTTGGGAACCGGTTGTTTCCAGAATGACCGCGCTCGCGAAGCTCGTCGACGCCGCGAAGCCGACGTTCGACGGCTACCAGGGCATCGCCGACGCCGTCGGCATCAGCTTCTCGGCGCTGCTGCGCGGCATGAAGCATCAGCACGTGCTCTCGGTCGAGACGTTGCTGCGCCTCGCGGACGTGATTGGCCAGCGGCCCGATGTCGTCCTGCGGGCCGCTGGCCGAGCCGACGTCGCCGACCTGCTCACGCGGCTCTATGGGCGGCCGGCGCGGCCACTCGACCAGGTCGATCGCCAGCTCGTCGCGCTGCCCACGGCAAAGAAGCGAGCGGCGCTCGCGCTCGCGAAGTGACCGAACTTGCGAAATTGCGCATATTCGCAATCTGATCTCTGTGCTTGACGATGGGCCTGTACGTCCGACCCAACAGCCCGTACTTCTGGACCGACGTCAGCCCGCCCGACGGCGGCCCGCGCATCCAGAAATCCACGAAGATTCGCCACGACGCGACGACCCCGCAGCTGCGTAAGGAGAACCGCCAGCTCGCCGAGCGCGTGTATCACGAGCGCTACGCGGCCGCCGCGCGGCGCCTGCACGGCGAGCCCGAGCCCAAGCCGGCCTCGACGTTCGCCGCGTTCGCGGAGTGGTACGAGCGCCACGTCACCGTGCATCACCGCGGCGCCAAGCGCGAGCGCGAGATCCTGAAGACGCTGACCGACACGTTCGGCAAGCGCCAGCTGCGCGACCTCAGCAAGGCCGACGTGCAGGAGTGGGTCACCGAGCGCCGTGACGAGGTCTCGGCGGCCACCGTCAACCGCGAGCTCGACGTGCTCAAGCGGCTGTTGAAGGAGGCGGTGCCCGTCTACCTCGAGGCGTCGCCAATCGCCGCGCTCAAGCGGCTGCGAACCGAGAAGCGTGCCGTCGTGACGCTCACTCCGGCCGACGAGAAGACGCTCCTCGTCGCGCTCCCGCCGGCCGACCAGGCGATCGTCATCGCCGCCCTCGACACGCTCGCGCGCGCCGGCGAGTTGCTGGCGCTGCGCTGGGCCGACGACCACGGCCGCTACCTTACGATCCTGAATCCGAAAGCAGGGGAGTCCCGTAAGGTGCCGGTCTCGACGCGGCTGCGCACCGCGCTCGACGCGCTCAAGAAGAAACGCCGCAAGAAGGTCTACATCTTCGCGCATCGCCGCCAAGGCGAGACGCCGACGACCTGGTCGAACAGCGTGAAGCAGATGCTCGAGGACGCCTGCCGGCGGACGGGCATCACCTACGGCCGCAAGAAGGAGGGCATCACGTTCCACGGACTGCGGCACACCGGCGCGACGCGGATGATCGAGGCCGGCGTCTCGCTGCGCATCGTGCAGGCGATCGGCGGCTGGAGCGACCTGCGGCTGCTCACGCGGTACACGCATCCGTCCGACGCGGCGATGCAGGACGCAGTCGAGGCGGTGTCGCGTGCGGTGTCACGGTGAAAAGGCTACGGCAGGCAATTGCAGGCCATTCCAGGGGTAGCGTTTTCGGCTGATGAGACGGAATGGCCGTCGATACGGATTATCGACCCGCTCGATATTCCGCTCAATCGCTCAGTGTTTTTGATTGGTGGACGGCGCGAGGCTCGAACTCGCGACCTCCGCGTTGCGAAGGTCACTGACCGTCGAATCTGGCCTGAAAAACATTCGATCCGACGCGTGTCACGCCAGATGTCCCTATCTCTATTCTTCTCGCCGTCCGGCGACCATCGTCCGGCAGTTCACGCAGCGCCGCTCGGGCCGCACGACACGGCCGTCTCGCACGACGGCGTCGGCCACCGCGCGCCAGGTCGTTCCGCACTCGCAGACGAACCGCCAGGTCGCGCCGATGAGGTGCGGCGGCACGTCGGGCGGGATCTCGTCTCGGCCGCGCTGTTGCGTCACGATCAGTCTCGCGATGAGGGCTGCGGCTTGGAGCGGGACCATCTACGGCCCGACAGACGGCTTCGGGAGTCCGCACGCGGGGCAGTCGAGCTCCGCGCCGACGCGCGGCGGCTTCGCTGGCCCGGTCCACTTGTACCAATGGCCGCAGTCGAGCGGCAGCCACCACACGCGGCGGCCTGGCTCCTTGAACTTCTTCAGGATCTCGCTCATTGCGCGCGCGGGTTGCTAACGGGATCGGGGACATCCGCCCAGGCAAAAGGGTTCGATGCAACAGACCCCGGGCTGTTGCCGGCCAGACCAATCACGACGACCTTGAAGTAGTAGTTCGTGTTGTTGCTCAGGACGCCGCGCACGAGCGGGAAGCTGAGGTCGCCGTTCGCCGCTGGCGTAGGCTTGCCGACGTCGCGCGTGTCCACGAGCGCGTTGTCGGCCTGCCGATAGATGAGCAGGTCCAGCCGCTGCGCGGCCGTGACGTAGTTCGTTCCAGAGGCGTTCACCAAGCCTTGTGTCGGATTGATTTTCACGGCCTGCACGGCGTCAGGCACGGCGAGCGTGACCGTGTCGGCTCTGGCGATGGAGATCGGTGCGGTCGGTCGAATGGCCTGCGCGCACGCGAGCGCTGGAAGCAGAAGGACGAGCGCGAGGCTGATTGTGATTCGGGTTCTCATGGTTAGTTGGCCCTCGGGTTAGTGAGTGGGTCGGGCGTTGGCGTCGCGCCTCCGCCGGGGAAGGTCACGCGCACGCTTGCGGACACGCCTGGCGTGACGGCTTCAACGGTCAGGGTGACGCCGTTCCAGGTGTAGGACTGGCCCGCGGGGAGAATCTGTTGCGACCCCGGCGTGATGCGGTCCATGTCGAAGATGGTGGGCGTCCGGTAGTAGGTGCCCTGGCGAAACGCCTTGCGGATCACGACGCCGTCGCGACGCACTTCGACCCCAATCGTGTCGGCGTTCCCGTAGACATCCGGCGGGCCTTCGATCTGCACGCCGATCTGCCCCGTCGGAGATTCGACGTTTCGCAGCGTCGCGACTCCGCTCGTTCTCACGATGGGCACGCGCGCCGGGTCGAGCCACTGGACGCCCGTGGAGAGCGAGATATTCATGCGCTCAAACATCCCCGGGTACTCCCACCAGAATCCATCGCCCATGATGTTGTAGTGATCCAGTTCATTGCAGGCTTGGCAGTTTTGGATCACGCAGGCGTTGTTCCCGCAGGACTCCGTGAACGGATGCCCGAGCCCATAGGTGTGAAGGATCTCGTGCGCCCAGACGGCCGGCGTGATCCGACCGAACACACGCAAGATTGACCCGCCGCCGTTGGCGATGGCCCCGCACCCAAACGACGGCATCATGTAGGATTGGCGATTGAACGCGTTCACACTAACGCCCGCAGCCGCCGCCGATGAACTCGCGAAGTTCTCTAGGATGGAGTAGTCCCGTGGCGCGGTTGCCGTGCACGCGGAGTAGTCGATGGTCCCAGGGTAGGTCACATACGGGCGCACCGTCGGCACGAACGCGGTGATCTTCCCACTGCTCAACCCGACGAAGAACTGTGACAACTGCGCGCTCGGCGCCCACGCGGCCGTTAGTTCCGCGAGCGTGAACGGCTCCTCGGTTTTGTTCACCGAGTTCGCGGGCATGACTAGCACCGTCACCTGCCCGGTCTGCGCCGAGAGCTCCGCCGTCACGAGGAGAGCGGCGAGCAGACAGAACAATCGGCGCAGCATGTCGAACTCGTTACTTGCCGTCGAAGATGGCGTCGAGGGCCGCCAGCGCCTCAGGCAACTGCGCCTGCGTCAGCGCAATCGCTTCGTCGTACTCCGCGATCGCCGCAGCCTTTCTCAACTCCAGCCCAGACACGAGCATCGCGTTGTTCGCACGCGCCAGCGCTTTGACCTTCTCGCGCTCACCGCTCGCCGCGGCAACGGCCTTTCCCGCGTCATCCCGATGTTTCTTCGCAAACTGCTTCGTCTCGTCGTTCATCTCTGCCTCCACGTCATCGAGCGGCACAAACCGCGCCGCTCCACCACTCGTATTCGCGACGAACACCCGCGGTGGTCCTCCGCGCCGTCGCTCGAATCGAAACTCGTCAATCCCGGCCAGGCGCAAGACACTTGCGAAGTCCCGGCGCTGGTCGCGCTTCAGCCCCTTGAGCGCCCCTTTGACCACCACCGCGCCGCACGGCAACCGCTTGAACGTCGCCGCCCAGAAGAACGGCTCGCCGACCGCTCCGCCGAGCCGAACAATGCCGCAGTGCTCGCACAGCCACTCGACGTGTCCGGCGGTGGCGCCCATACCGCCTCACGCCGTCAGCCCCACATGGAGCATCGCCCAGACCGTCCAGAAGGCCACAAGTCCGCGCCGGATCTTCACGACGACGGCCCTTTCTTCTTCCGTCGGCCGAGCAGCCACGCGATGAACCCGCCGATCGCCGGCACCACAGCCGCGAGCACCGGTCCGAGCTCCTTCGATGAGAGCGGGCGCGACGCGACCACGGGCGGCACGACGACCGGCGCCGGCGGTGCGGCTGGCGGTTCCGGCGTGACGACAACCGGTGGCTCGACGACCGGCACGGCGGGAAAGGCGCGCCAATCAGCCGACGCGGCCCGCATTGCCATCACGGCCGCCATGATGTTCGGCCAGCGCGCCAGCCCGTCGACGCCCGGATGCTTCACGCGATCCCAGACGAAGCACCACACCGCGCCGATGCCGGTGTCGCCGACGGCGATTGTCCACACGTCCTCGAGGTTGTCGAGCACCTGCTGCTCGGTGAGCGCGAACGAGTCGAGCGACGCCGGGTCCCCGCCCCGGTACTGGCAGTACGCGGCAACACAGAGGTCCACCTCGAAGCCGGCCGCCCGCAGGCCCGTCACCGTGCCGAAGATGCGCGCGCGACACGTCTGGCGCGATTCGCCGGCGCGCGGGTAGCACTGCACGAGCGGACGCACACTCAGCCCCGGCAGCTGCGGCACGCGCTCGACCGGATACGTCGACGCATCGAGGTACGCCGACACCGGCAGACGCCGTGCCGAGGCGAGCGCGGCGACATCGGATAGGTCATCGGCGCCCACGGTGCAGAAGACCGCCTTGTCGGTCGGCGCCGGCGCCGCGGGGTCGGCGAAGGCCGGGCCAGCTGGCTCGTCGAAGATGCCGACGCCAATCGCGCGCGCGGTCTTCGTGAACACGGGCCGTCGCGTCGGCAGCACGACGACCGTCGGCGGCGCGAGCAGGTTGATCGTCTCCCACGGCTTGCCGTTGACCGTTCCCGCCGCGAGGTCCACGGTGAACACCTGCTGCTCGCCTGGGATCTCGCCTTGGCCGCGCGACCCGATGACCTGAATCTCCATCGCGCTCGGACTCTCACGATAGATCTGCGCGTTGAAGTTGACGACGCCCTCGGTGACCAGAATGCCGCGCGTCGGATCCCAATGTGGCCAGATGACCTGCGCCGCACGCGCGCCGTACCAGCCGAGGTACCAGCCGTGGCTGTGGCGCGCTCCGTCGCCGACCGCCGGCAGGCGACCGACCAGCGCGAGGCCCGCGGCCATCGTCCAGTGGTACCAGTTGCCCTGGTTGCAGATGACGAGCAGCCCGTCGCGGAAGCACGCGTCAAAGCCCCCGGGCGCCGACAGCAGCGGCAACAGCGTCATGCCGTCCCAGATCGCGAACTCGCGCTGCGTATTGTCGGTGACGAGCCCAATCAGGCCCGTGACGTCGTCGACGCAGAACGGCACCCAATCCCACTCGCCGCGCCGGTGACTGTCTTGGTACCCGGCCTGGCCGTGACTCGACCACACGCCGCCGGCGCCGCAGAGGACGTTCGGCCCGGAGTTGAGCACGGTCTTGACCTCGCCGGTCTCGAGGTCGATGGTTTTGATCCTGTTGCGGTCCTCGACGTGGGCGAAGACCAGCGACGACGGCGTGAGCCACCCGCCGATGCCGACGTATGGGCCCACCACCTCAGCCAGATCGCGCCATGCGCCCTTGGACCGTTCGAAGGTCCCGGCGTTGAGCGCAATTAGGCCCGGCGGTGGCGAGACGTGCGGCATATCCTACTGGCCGTCGGCGTCGCGCGCGACGGCCGCGATGGCGTCCTCGAGCAGCTCCCGTGCGTGCGCCAGGGCTGCGTCGGCGTTGCGGGCGGCGACGAACGCATCGCGGAACGCCTCGATCGCCGCTTGCACTTCCGGCGTGGAGAGGTTCTTGCCGCTCAGCCGCTCGAGCTCGGGCAGCAGGGTCGTCTGCACTTCGATGTTGAGCGCCTTGGCCTTGGCCGCGCCAGAGCCAGGCGCTGACACCGCCGTCTCAATGCGCTCGATCGCTGCGCCGACCCATCCGGGCGCGAACAGCGCCACGGCCGGCTTGCCGTACTTCGCGAGGAACCCGCCGAACTTCTTCCAGGACATTCCCATGTCACACCCTCCCCTTGATCGCCGCTCGGTACGTGAGTTCCTGCACGACCCACGTGCGGACGGTCTCGGTAAACATCGTCCAGATCCCCGTGAGCGTCAGGCCGTCGATCACGAGCCGACCGGCTGTCGCGTCGTAGGTGTAGTGGACGCCGACGGCCGCGGCGGCCGCGAGCGCGATGCCGAGCGCGCGCTGGACGAGCGTCGTTGTCTGCTCGGTAATCAGCGAGAACTTCTCCGCCTTCTTGAGCGACTCCAGGCCGGTCGCGGAAAAGAATGCCCAGATGAGGGTCCCGCCCCATTCGTTGGCGGTGGCGTCGGGCACCTGTGGAGGCGTGGTCGCGATGGCGTCGGCGACCTGGGCGTACAGCGTCGGGCCGAACAGCAGGACAGCCGCCAGCAGCAGAAACGCGCCGACGCGCCGGGCGAGGTCTACATTCATTTCGTCCTCCAGCAGTCCACCCGACGCGGAGTGACGAAAAGTTCAGCCGACTATAACAAATCCGTCAGACGAACACCGGCGGATTCTCGATCACGAGCTTGACCTGGTCGCCGGCCCGCTCAGCGTCCAGCAGGGCCGTCACTAGCGTGCTTTCGGCCGGCGCCGAGTTGACGATCGCCGCGTGCGCTCGGGCGAAGCCGACCAGCGGGCAGCCCTCCGTGTCGCGCGGGTAGTTCCCGCGATGGATCCGGATGCCCTTGAACCCAGGCACGTCGACCAGTTCCGGCAGCGTCCGGTCGAACTTCGGCGAGAGGCTTAACCGCACTTGATACACGCCGGCCGGAATCGCCGTCTTGCCGTCCACCTTCCACTCGAGCACCGGCCGCCCGGGGATCTCCCGGATGACGTCCTCGAGGCTCCAGCAGTGGAACGCGCCCTCGCGATAGAACGCGCCGAGGGTGGCCTCGTCGACCGTGGGCTCGCGCACGATGCGCCACCAGCGCGTCATCGGGGTCGCAGCTCCCGGATGTCCTGCCGCAGCAGCTCGATCGACGCCTTCAGCTCGGAGTAGTGGTTGTTCTCGCGTTCCTCGATCCGCGCCATCGCGGCGTCGGTTCGGGCTTGGCTCGTGAAGTAGCTGACGATCGCGGCCAGGCCGAGGCCGATCAGCCACTTGAGCCATTCGGGGAATGGCGCGTGCTGTTCGGTCGGCTGGTCCTCGGCGTCGCCCGGCACGAAGATGCGGCTCTGGGGAGGTTGGCTCATGGGAGTCTCTCCAATGGGTCAGCGAGCAGCGGCCATCTCGCGTTGCGTGATTCGGTGCCGCGTCAACGGCGGCCGTCCGAGCGCCCGACGGGCGACGTCGACCAGGCGCTCGTTGAGCGCGGCGATCTCTGCGGTCTTCTGCGGCGGCGTCATCGTGCGCGAGCCCCGGACGGCGGAGATGTCGTCGCGGATGTCGTCGATCGCGTTCTTGCCGGCGGTCAGCCGCGCGGCGACGTCCTGCGGGTACTTCGCGACGAACGCCTGCCGCTCGGTCTCTGCATCTCGCATGCCCTCGCCCTTGCCGCGTAGGCGCAGCGAGTTGCGCGCGCCCTCGAACGCCGAGAAGGTTTCGTAGAAGTCCTGAATCGATTTCGCGCTGCTGTCGAACCCCTCACCGCGGGCGATGGCCGACAGGCCCGGCACTTGCCGGGTGATGGGCGGCTGTGGCGATGGTGGTTTGTTGCGGCCTGAGAGCAGACGTGCGATCGGATCTGTCAGGCCGGCGGCGTCGCGCGCCAGCCCGCCGCCGTAGCCGTAGAGCACGTGCTCGAGCTTGGCCGGCGAGACCTTGATGGGCAACGCCGCGGCGCGCGCGGTGTCTGAGGTCCAGTCGCGCACCTGCAGGTCGGGATCCTTGTCGGCGTCCCACGGGCTCACAATCGGCCGTCGGCGGAAGCTGTCGTAGTTGGTGATGGCCTCGAGCGCCGGCAGGATGGCGGTCGGCGTGAGCGTGAGCACGACGTCGGTCGCATCACCGAGGCCCATCATGTCGCCGGCGTTCATCCGGTCATCGAGCGCCGCTTCGACGATGTTCGGGACGAGCGCCCATTCGAACGGCTTCGGAATCGTGAGGAACCATTTCGCGCCGGGCAGCTTGACGAACCAATAATCCCGCTTCTGCTGCGCCGAGAGCTCCTGGTACTCGTCGTCGTCGCGATTGAGGCGCCAGAGCGCGGCGCCGAGCGCGGCGAGCGCGCCGACGGTGAGCGCCGCGCCCTGCGGGTCGCGCTGGACGGTCTCGGCGATCCGGGCGTAGCCCTGCACGCGCGCGTTGAAGAACGCCTTGAACTGCGAGAGCTCCTTCGCGGTGCGTCCGCCGCGGCCGAAGTCCACCGTCACGTCACGCGCGGCGAGCGCGGCGGTGGTGAGCGTTGATTCGGTGACCGGCGTCCGCCCCTTGCCTCGATCGCCGAGGCGCTGCGCGATGCCGAGCACGCCGGCGCGCCGCTCACGGCCCGCCGTGTCGAGCGCGAGCTTGAACTCCCCGAGCCGCGTCGCGGTTTCGATCTGCTCCGAGAACAACCGGAGCAGCTGCAATGGATGCACGGCCATTCGAACCTTGGCCTTGAAGTCCGACGGCGTCGCCATCTTGTCGATAAACGCCCGCACGCGGTCGCGGTCCTGGCCGAGCTGCGCGGCGCTCTGTACGCCGAACGCCTGAAACTGCTTGAAGTCCTCGTCCTGCCGCAGTTGGCCGATGAGTCCTCGGAACGAGTCGTACACCGGCACGAACCCGTGGCGCGACTGCAGCATCGCGCCCACCGTGTCGCGGAGCAGGTTGCGCACGATGAACGACGGCCGCAGTGTGGCGCCGGCGCGAAGCACGGCGGTCGGCTTGGCCGCCCACTTCAGCACTTCGCCCGTCGGCGCGACGCCGAGGTTCGTGATGTTCTGGTACAGGGCTTCGTCCTGCACCTGGTAGAACTGCCGCTCGCCGCCCTCGACGACCGTGATGATGCGGTCGCCCGGATCGCCGAACGTCGCCGGCAGGAACGCCGTCACGACACGATTGAACAAGCCGCCCGGCGCGGTCGTCATCGGCACGCCGACGCCGGCCTGCTGCAGTTGGTCCTCGATGTCCTTGGCGAGCTGACTCAGATTGAACGTGGACGCCACGCGCGGCGTGGGGATCTTCACGATCCAGTCGGCCGCGTGCTTCGAGTCGCGCGCCTGCTCGACGAGCGCCGCCGCGGCGCGGTTCTTTTCGACCGCGTTGACCAGCGTCTCGGTGTTCCGCACGATCGATTCGATCGGGTCGATGATGTCGCGGCCCGAACCGACCAGCCGCTTGATGGGGGAGACGCGGTTCGCGATGCGCGAGGCGCCGAGCCGCCGTTCGGCTTCGTCCATCACCCGCTGGAGCGGCACGTAGAACAGGCTCTCGCCGAGCTTCGCGTCCAGTTGCGGGGAAATCATCCCGTAGACCAGGGCGTACTGCCGCAGCCCCTTGAGGTAGCTGTGCACGCCGGCCGCCGCGTCCTTGAACGCCTGCGCCTCGGGGTCCGCGTGCGTCTGTCGGATGATGGTCCGGGCCTCATCGGGCGAGAGCCCGGGCCAGCGGCCTTTGCCGTCGGTGTGCAGCTCGAGCGCGCGGAGCGCGACGAGGTAGGTCGCGAAGTCTGGCGTCGTGCGCGCGGGCGTCGGGTAGAGCCGGTGCCGGATGCCCTGGAGCGTCTGCTCGAGACTCGCGCCGACGAACTGGCCGTTCAGCCCTCGCGGCCCGTGCTTCAGAAAACCCTCGGTCATGCCCGAGGTGCCCTTGGCGAGCCGGGTCAGGATGTAGGCGTTCTCGTGGACGTTAGTGACGGCCTTGCCCGTGCGCTGGTCGATGAGGGTCGGGTGAACGGTCTGGCCAGCCGCCATATCCACCACCGCGCGCGCGATGGCCGTGTCCGAATCGATCCAGTGGGTGAGCAGCGTGTCGAACCAGCGATGCGGGTCTTTGAGCGCCGCCGGCAGGTTGCCAGTGGCCTTGAGCGCCTGTGCGAAGCGCTGCACGAAGCCGCCCGTCTTGGTCGCGCGCAGCTCGTCGACGACCGTGCGCGCCTTCTGGAGCACGCCGCTCGGCTGGACGTTCACTCGGGCCCGGCCGCGCACGTCGGTCGGCTGGTCGAGGTACCGGATGACGACCGCTTGCGCCGCGTGTAGCTGCGCCTCGGCCGTCGGGTGCTTCTCCATCCACGCTTCGAACGCGGCGGTGAACTGTGGCGCGACCGTCTTGGCGGCGCCCGGGTCCGCAAACCAGACGCGGAAGTACTCGGCAACGCCCTCGCCGATGTGGTACTTGCTACCGATCTTCGACTTGGGAGTCGTCGCGGCGCCGAGGTGCAGGAGCTCCTGCCGGAACAGGCCGTACGGCGGAGTGCGGCCGAACATCCGGTAGTCGACCATATGCCCGACTTCGTGCGAGAACGTCGTCAGGTCGTACGCGCGCTTGAGCCGGATGAGGCCGGTGTCGGTCTGGTAGTGGCCGAACGAGTTGGCGCTGACCTTCCCGAACCGGAGCGGATAAGCGGCCTTGGCCGTGCCGAGGACGCGTCGCAGCCAGCCGGGCGTCACGCGATCGACCGACAAGATCTCGCGCATCCGATTGACGGTTTCTTGCTCAGAAATCGGGCGACCTTTTGACGGGGTCACGGGCGTCGGGCGGGCCGACGGCTGATAGAGCATCCGCGTCGGCGAGCCGGCGAGCCCGCCGAGCGCGTTGATGTGCTCGAAGAGCGTCGCCTGCCGCGCGTTCTTGGGCTTGACTGTCTGATTCGTCAGCTCGAAGGGCTTCTCGGGAATTTCCGCAACCTTGGGCTGCGGGATTTCCTGATCGCGCACCGCGCCGACATCGCCCGGCAGGCGCGGCTGCTCTTCGCCGGTCGAGAGGCGGTCGGTTGTGATGGGTTCGCCGACGGTACGGTCTGAGCTAGCTCGCCGACGCGGAGCTACGTCGTCGGCTTTTTGGCTGCTGCGTGCTTCTGGCCGGCGGCCTTCAGGTTGGCGATCCCCTTGGCGGTCACCCGCGCGCCCACGATTTTCGCTCGCTCCGAGGCGCCGGGCAGCGGCGGGCGTGAGCCGGCCGGTGGCGACTTGGGCGGCGAGGACGGCTTCGAGTCGGGACCGGAGCTCATCGACGTCATTGTAACGCGCGATCTGCTGCTTCAGCCACGCGGGGTCGCGCACGACGGGCGCCCCGCCAGTCGTGTTCTCGATGACCTCGAAGCCGACGAGGAATTCGTCGCCCATCTTGTCGGCCAGCGACAGGAACGTGCGCGGGGCGTGGACGTGGGTCGAGGCGTGGGTCGCTGCGGTGACCGGACGCCCGTTCTCGGCCGACGTCGACCGAGGGATGACGCCCTCGACGAACGCCTCGATCGGGTCGCGGTAGACGAACCGCACCTCCACCGGTCGACCGGATGCCACGGCCGCGCGGATGTTCTTCTCGGACAGCTTCTCGTCGGCGAGCGTCGAATCGAGGGTCGCGTAGACGCCCGGATCGTCGCCGCTGGCGAACGTGCTCTTGCCCGAGCCCGTGCCGCCGCCGAGTACGACAACGACGTCCTGCTTGGGGTCAGGCGGTTCGGCGAGCGCCTGGTCGTAGAGCGCCTGGGTGACGGCCGACGCGCTCGAGCGCACGGCGTCGTGATGCGCCCACCGGGTCTCGCCCTCGTGCACGCCGAGCACTTCGCTGACGTTATCGGCATTGAACACGCGGCCGAAGCGCTGCTCGTACTCCTCGGCGATGGCCGGGCCGCGGTCGTCGAGCGACCGGATGGTCTCGAGCTCCTTGGCGGCATCCGGCTCGCCGTATCGGCGCGGCTTGACGTAAATCTCGCCCGGCACCGCGCCAGCGTCTTCCGGGAGCAGGGCGCGCACCGATTGGTCGGGCTCGTAGATCCGCTTGCGGGCCTCTTTGACCAGGTCGGCAACGATCGTGGTGGCGCGGCCGGTGCCCGCGACGTACTTGTCGCCGGCGGTCCGAATGGCCTTGGCGGTCCGGCTCTTGTCGCCCTTGATCCCGTGGAACACCGGGGCATTGGCCTGCCGGCCCATGTACCGCGCGTCGGCGAAGCCTTCCTCCCACCAGGGAATCTTCTGCATCCGACCCTGCTGGAACGTCTGCTCGTGCATCTCGGCCAGGACGCGTCGCACCTCGCGGCGCTCGATCGGCAGGAGCTCGGCAAAGGTCTTGGGCGTCGTGGCGTTGACGGCCGCGTCGATCCGGGCGTCGCGGCTGGACGGCTCTGGCGTCGCGTCAGGGGTGACCGTGGCGTCAGTGCCTTGTGGCGTGGGGGTCACCGCCGCCGTCTCGCCTGAGCCCGCTGGAGCGGCCTCGACGGGCTGGGCCAGACGCTGCTCGAGGGCGGCGATGACGTCGACCGGCCCGGCTGTGGCCGCTGCGGCGGCCGGGGCGACGACCGGGGCCTGCACGCGCTGCTCGAGGCCGGCAATGATGCGGGCCGCATCGGACTCGCTCTTGGCGATCTTCTGGCCGATGGTCAGCGGCGACTGGCCGACGGCAGCCGGCGCGGTCGGGGTGACGGGCAGAGCTGATGGCTTGCCCTGCTGCACGGGATGGCCAGCCACGAGCGCGTGCGCGCCGGCGCCGGCCACACCGCCGACCAGGCCCGACTCGAGCACGCCTTCGGTGAGCGACTGATTTGGGTTGTAGCCGCGCGCCGCGGCGTTGCTCACGACCTGCTGCGCGACCTCCTGGCCACTCTCGGACGCCGCCGCCTTGACGAGGTTCCTCACGACCGACCGACTCGTCGCGCCGAGCACGGGCACGTTGCTCACACCGAGCAGCGGCAGGTTGACGGCGACGACCTTGGCGGCCGCAGCGCCGGCCTGCTCGGGTGTGGCGCCCTGTTGCCGGGCTTGCGAGTACGTGCTGCCGCCCTCGGTCATCGACTCGACGATCGCCGCGGCCACGGCCGGCGCGAAGCGCATGGCGGTCAGGGCCTTCGTGAGCGTGCCGACGCTGCCGAGCGCGGCCATCGAGGCGAGCGCTTGGCCGCCTTGCGTCGCCCACCACGCCGGGTTGCCGAGCGTGCCGGCGGGGTCGCTCGAGATGCGCTCGGTCATCACCTGCGGTGTCACCATCCCGGTCGCCTGCTGCGATGCCTGCAGCCACTCGTCCGGTACGACGCCGAGCCAGTTGCCGAGCCCCGCGACGCTCTCGGCCATGTTCGCTGCGCCCGCCTCGGCGCCGCCGACGATGTCGCGCACGATCGGGATCCGGCCGGCGATCGGATGGCGCGCGACGACCTCGGCCTGTCGGATCTGTTCGGCCTCGGCGGGCGTGACACCGTGCGAGGCGACCGGCGCCATGCCGGCGATCGGCAGCGGTGTCGTCGGCGCGTGCGAGGCCATCGGCGTCGTCGGCAGGGGCCCGGTGGTGAACGTCGGCGCGGGCGGCCGGCGCGCGACGGGTGTCACGGGCGGCGTCGGGCGCGCGGCCAGCGGTTCCGGCGCGACCTGGGTCGGAGCCTGAGGCTCGGGGGCCACGATTGGTGTTTGCAGCCGCCGTTCGAGCTGGCTCACCAGGTCATCAGCCGGAGCGGGCACGGCGCCGATGCGCCGTTCGAGTTCGGCGATGAGATCGAGATCCTGCATCGGCCGAGTTACCGCGCGGGCGCTCGAAGCTGCTCGAGGATCGCCTGCATCTGCTGCTGGAGTGCGCGCTTCCGTGTCGGATCCGTCTCGGCGTCGAACTGCTGCATCAGGGTTGCCGCTTGCGCCTGGATGTTCGGGTTCGCGGCCGGTGCCGGCGTGGCGGGCCGTGTGGTGATCGGCAGCGAGCCGACCGGCGCCGGTGTCGGTGTCACGGGCGGCTGGCCGTACGGACTGAACGTCACGCCGCGCATCGCCGCCGCGCGTTCGCGTGAGGCCGCCGACTCCGTGTTGCGGCTATTCCGGCCGCCCTCTTCCATGAGGTTGGTCCCGAACGTGAGGTCTTGCCCACGCGTCGCGGTCGCGGCGCCGATATCCTGGCCTCGACGGGTCGTCGTCGCGCCGATGTCCTGGCCGCGGCGAGCCGTGACGTCAGTCGTGTCGATGCCGTACCGACGGAGCGCGTTGTTCGCGTCGGTGTTCCGCATCGACGTGTTCGCGCTCAGTGTCGCGTTGCCGCTCGGGTTCATCCAGCGGGTGTTGCGGCCCGCCTCGGCTTCGCCGGCGATCTTCTCACGCGAGCCAATGTTGGCCGTGTTGCGCTCGGTCGCGCCGGCCTGCTGCGCGCCGACGACGTCGCGGCGCGTGTCGCCGTTGACCTGCGCGATCATCAGCTGCACCTGCGCCCGCAGGTCGGCGATTTCCTTCCGCTGGTCAATCGCGCGATCGTCCTGCTCGTACTTCTGGCGCCAGGACCATGAGTCGATCCCGCCACGGATGCCGCCGGCGATGCCGGCAAGGACGTCTTCGCCTGCCATCGTGCGCCTCCCTTAGAACCCGAATACGCGGGCCTCGTTGTCGAACGCGCGCTGGTCTTCGTCGGCGTTGAACCGCGCGAGGTCGAGCCCATACGACGCGCCGAACTGTGACTCCTGCTGCTCGAGCTGCTTGAGCTTGAAGATGAGGTCCTGCTGGAACTCCGATCCCATCTCGGCCAGCTTCTCGCGATCGACCTGGGCGCCAACGTCGATGCCGTACCGGCGCGTCGCGTCGTCCACGAGGCCCATCGTGTAGTTGAGCTGCAGCTGGTCTGCGTCCAGCCCGAGCTCGGCCGCTTTCTGATTGATGGACTCACGGAGCGCGACGCGGTCGCCCTGCAGCGCGGCCGTCTTGAAGGCGTTGTCGGACTGGAGCGCCATGAAGTCCTGGCCGAGCCCGACGGCGGCCCGCGCATCCGACGCGCGCCGGTCGGCGGCCGTCAGATCGATGTTGCGGTTGCTCTCGATGAGTGCGCGATCGCGCGCGAACCGGCCCGCGTTCTCCTGGCTGTCCTCGAAGCGCGAGTCGTTCCAGCCACCCCGGAACGCGGCGCCGCGCAGGTTTGCTTCGTCGGCCCGCTGCATGTCGGCGAGTTCGTCTTTCGAGCGCGCTTTCATCGTCTCGATGTCGGTGTCGCTGAAGCCGTTCTTGCCGGCGAGTTGGTCGAGCACTGATTGCTTGGTCGCCGCGGCGACGTCGCCGTTGCCGCCGAGCGGATCGAAGTCCTCGAGCAGATCGACCTCGCCTGGCTGATACGTCGGGCCCGTCGTCTCGAAGCGTGACGGCGCGGTCGGCGCGGCGGCGGCAGGCTGCGCATAGCTCGGTGTCTGCCAGCTCGGCGCGGGTGCGTCCATTGGCGGAGCCGCCGGCGGCTGCGCCTCGAACGGCGACGGAGCCGCGGCCGGTCCTGATGGCGCCGAATCGTCCATCGAGGGTCCGGCCGGCATGCCCATGTTCACCCACTGATTGCCGCTGCGCACGAACCCGGGCGCCGGCGGCGGGCCATCGAGCGAGAAGCCCGAGATGTTGCTCACGCTCTGGCTGCCGTCGCCGAGCACGTACGGGCGCCCGTCGACCATGAGTTGATCGCCCTTCCACGCGACCTGATGCCCGGCCTCTTTCAGGTCGTTGAAGACCTGGCGCCCGAGTTGGTCCTGCAGGACGAGCTTCTGATTCGGGTCGCTCGCCCCGGAGATCTGGCCGAGCAGCTGCGTGTAGTCGGGCGTCGTCGGTTGTCCAGTCGCCGGCGCGCTCGGCTGACCGGCCGCAGGCTGACCGTACGGTTGCGTGGTAGCCATGCCCGCGGCCGCGGCAGGCTGCTCCGGCGTCGAGAAGAAGGACTCCTGCGGCGCCGCGGCCGGCGCGGTCTGCTCGGGTTGCGTTTCGAACGACGCCTGCATGGGGTCCGGTTGCGGCTGTCCGGCTAGGGCAGGGTCGTCCTCGTAGCTCGCCTTGTTGAAATTGAAGAACGCCATGTGTCGACTCCTGACTACTGCGAGAGACGCACGGGTTGCCCGGCCGCGTCGAGCGTCCATCCGGGATGCTCGCGCTCGAACTGCCTCACCTGTTGCTGGCGTAGCATCCCACCCGCGAGGCCGCCGCCAGCTTGAGACGGTGCGACCGGCGCGGTCGGATCGCCTCTGCCGGCCGCAATGCTCACCAGGTCGAGCGCGGCCGTGCGCCCGTAGTTGGCGGGGTTGGCCATCGTCGGTGCGGTGCGCCCGGCTCGGACCGACGTCTGGAGTGCGCGCGCGTCCCCTTGCAGCTGCGCGCTGGGCTGCCAGCTGAAGCCGCCGCCAATCGTCGGCATGCTCCCGGCGTACCGCGCGGGTGGCGCGATCGTGCGCGGCGCGAACGTCGCGTTGCCCATCGCGTCGAGCCGACCGAGCGCCCCGGCCTGGGCGAGCTGCTGCCGGAATGGGTCGTCACCGCTCTCATCTGACGCGATGCTCGCCTGGGTGTTCTCCTTGGCCCGGAGCGCATCGGCTTCGCGTTGCTTGCGCTGCGATCGCGACGCGAGGTACCCGCTGAGCCCGCCGCTGGCGATGCTGAGGATGTCGAGAGGGTTGAAGGCCATCAGTCCCGTCCTTTCGGTGTGCCCGTGCGCCGGTCGAGCGTCCATCCGGGGTTCGCTTGTTCGTACGCCGTGACGAGCGCGTCGACGTCCTGTTGCGTCGTGGCGATCGTCGCGCGGTACACGTCAGGCGCGCGCTGGCCTTCGCAGACCTGTCGGTGCGCGAGTTCGAGCGCGAGTTCCTGCCGCAGCGCGACGAGCTGCCACTTGAGCTGCTGGATCTCAGAGACCGGTGGCGCGATCTTGAGGGACGCGGCCGGCGCCTGGCTGTGCATCAGCCCGACGTCGAGCAGGACGAGCGCCACGATGAGGACGAACGGCAGCAGAGAGGTCCGGCGCATCGTTAGCCTCCCGTCCCGAACGGCACCCAAAAGATCGTTTCCACGCCGCCGCCCGAGTCGTAGGTCACGTTCGCCCGGTAGTAGTCGCCCTTTTTGACAGGGGTAATGACCGTGATCGAGCCGTTGGCAAAGAGCGCCCGGGACCGCACGGTCGTCGGTGGCGTGCCGCTATCGGTACGCAGTTCGATCGAGCCGACCCCGCCACCCCCGCCCTCTGGGTTGACCCACGCGATGATGAGCCCGTCACTCGCCGCCTGGTAGTTGGTGTTGGCACTCTTGGCGGTCCACGAAAAGACGCCGGTCGTCGCGTAATTCATGTTCGCCGAGAAGGTCCAGTCCGCCGAGATGGTCTCGGTGCTGCCCACGCGCGCGAGCAACGAGCCGTCGGTGATGGCGGTCTCAGGGATGCTCGTCAGGTTCGCCCCTGACAGGGACGAGAAGTACGTGCTCGAGATGGTCAGCTGCGGGGTCGCGTTCGCCGCGGCGGTCAGTCGGCCGTCGGCGTCGACGGTAAACGTCGCGATGGCGGTCGCCGAGCCGTAGCTGCCGGCGGCCACGGCGGTCGCCGCGAGCTGCGTAGGCCCGATGCAGCCTGTGCACGAGATGCCAGTGCCGCTCGTGGTGAGCGTGCCGACGATCGTGACGTCTCCGGCGATCGTCGCGTTGCGGCTGAGCCAGAGGTCGCGGAACCGTGTGCCAGTCGAGCCGAGGTCGTAGGTCGCGCTCGCCGACGGAATGACCGACCGACTCGTGAGCGTGCCGGTCATCGTGCCGCCCGTGCGATTGAGCGCCTGGCTCAACAGGGCAAAGTTCGTGTTGACTTCGTCGGGGCTGATAATCGTGCCCGCGACAAAGGAGTACGTCGGCGAAATCTGCGCCTGCGCGGCGGTGGCCATGAGCAGCAGCGCGAGCGTGAATCCAAGTCGTCGCATCGAACCTCCTACCCGCTCGTGTCGGCTTTCGCCGGCACGTCGGTCGTCACAAAGAACAGGCGGGCGCGCGTCCCCGCATCGCTCGCTTCGAGATACGCGAGCGTTGGCGTCCACTGCTCGACGTCGATCGCCCGCACGCTGCCGCCGACCTCCAGCGTGATCTGATACCCCGTCGGCACCGTGCCGAGCCCATGCTGCACGTCACGCCGCACGCCGACGCCGGCCGGGAAGTAGACCTCGAGCATCGGCCCTTCGATCTGGATGCGTCCGGCCTGCTCGTCGATCGTGCGGTCGATCGCGCGCTGCGTCTCGATATCGACAAATGGCGCGCTCATATGGCGTTGGCCCTCCGGCGCGGCTGCGGGTCATCGGTCCACGCCCACGCCGTCACGACGATGCGCTCATCGGGCACGAAGTTCGAAAACCGGAACTGCGCCGAGCGCGCGGTCTTCTCGAGCTGCCGCTTGGCCGGCTGCTGTGAGCTCGCGCCCCACAGGGCCTCGCCCCACAGCGACTCGCCCCAGATCGCGCCGGCGCCGATCGCAAACAGGAAGTCGAGGTCCGTGCCCGGCACGCGCTCGCTGTTGTAGCGCGCCTGCACGGTGAGTACCGTGTCCTGGTCGAGCGCCAGGGCCTCGACGTAGAGGTGGTACATCCGTTTTTCGAGGAATGGATCGCCGTCGTCCTGGACGGCTGTCCAGAAGTACCACTCGATCCCACCGACGTAGTAGGTATCGCCGACCGACGGCACCGGCGAGAACGGCGCGTCGTCGATGGTGTCGAGCGTGAGCACGGTCGCCGTGTTGCTCGCAATGCGCCGCCACTGCCAGACGCCGGCGGGCGATTTGACCGCGACCGGCATCCCGGCAAGGCCGTCGCCGTCGGTGTAGAAGCTCGCCGTCGAGTCGGTGAGTGTGCTGTCGGTGGCCGCTTCGACCGTGCCCGTGAGCGTCGTCATCGGGTTGGTCGTCGGCACGCCCTCGCGGTCGCCCGTGAAGAGCTGATAGACGCGGCCCCACTGGTCGCCGGCAATGAGCATCGTCGTGTCGCGCGTCGCATCGGGGAACGTCGTGAAGCTGTGCCATTCGAGGCCGGTCATCGGCGGCAGCCACGAGCCGAGCTCGTACTGGTAGGGCAGGATGACGCGGAGCCGGCTGCTCCCGTTGACCGGGATCGCCCAGAACACGATCCGGTTCGTCTCGTCGTGCCCGATCTGGATGTCGCCGAGCGCGTCGCGCGTCAGCGTACGGAGGACCCGCGTCACGCGCCCCGAGGCGAGCGCGCGCCAGCTCGAGGTGTCGGTCACGTACGGGCCCTTCTCGCGGTCCCAGGCGTAGTACAGCCCGTTGACCTCCATCGCCGAATTGCCGGAGACGTTGCCGTACTCCGAGTGCACGGGCTTGAGCGTGAACGGCACGGCGTCGCCCTGCAGGCGCCAGGTCGCATGCGCTTTTTGCAACAGGAACTCTTCGCCGTACGGCTGGGCCGTCGTGAGCGGCTGGCCCGAGCCGCGCTGCACCGGAAAGACGTGCGCCGGGTGATAGCTCTGCAGGTCGCCCTGTTTCGACACGACGTACTCATCGCTGTCGGGCAGGATGCCAATGCCGAAGCCCTTCCACTCGGCCAGAACCGCGAACGCGTCCGGCGGCGGATCATTCACATTAGGCAGCGCGCCCGGGTCGCGGCGGGCGGCGTCAGACACGGCCTCGGTGATGGTGGCCGCGCTGACCAGGTCGGTCGCCGCGAGGTAGAAGTTGAGCTCAGAGGTATCGACGCGTCGCACGTAGACGCGCCAATGGGTATGCGCGGCGTCCGGCGTGCCCGTGGGCTGCGACCACTGGCGCGACTGATTCACGAACGCGACCTGCGCCGAGGTCGCCGACGCCGAGCTCTCGTGCTCCATGACCGGGTCGTACCAGACCGCGTACCCCTCATAGGTGCCGGTCACGCCGGGCCCGGCCGCGGTGGCCAGCGCGGGCGCGCTCGTGGGTGCGTCCTGGCCGACCGGCAACAGGGCCGTGCCGTTCCAGCGCCACATCGCCGTGCCGTCGAAGAGAATCAGGTTCTCGCGGTACGGCCGCGCGCGCACGCGATTGCCGGCGGTGAACGGCGCCGGCGCGGGGAACGGATCCGAGAGCTCGGTGAACGTGTCGGTGCCGTCCCATTCGTACAGCCGGCCGTTGCAGACCGCGAGCAGGACCGGATCCTCGCCGATACGCCCGTAGCTGAACACGCCGACCACCGCGTCGCCGAGTGACATGGCCACCGGATTGAGCAGGATCGAGCCCGGGCGACGCCCCATCGTGACGCGTCGCGGTTCGAGCCCGATCGAGTGGAACCAGGCGTTCTTCGCTTCGGGTGTCGCGCCTTTCGGCAGCCGATTCGGCTCGGCGCCGTCGCAGTAGCCGGCCGCGAAGTCCTCGACGAGCGTGGCGTACGGGCTCTTCTCGGACATCTACCGCCCTCCGAACGGCCGGCGTGCCGGGCGCGGGCGGTTGGCGTTATCGACCGCGATGAGATCGACCAGATAGGGCCGCGGCGCGTCGGCGATCGCAATCTCGCCGGCCATCGTGCGCCAGTGCAGGACCATCTCTTCGAACAGCGCGTTCTCCCATTGAAACGGGATCGGCTCGGCGTCGTACCGCATCACGCGCGGCGGGCGCATCGCATCGAGCGCCAGCACGTAGGCCGCGTCCGGGGTCGGCGTGAGGTTGAGCAGCTGATAGGTCCGCTCGGCCTCATCGCTGCTCAGGCTGTCGAGCGTGCTGGGCCCGGCGACGATCCGCAGTGTGACGGTGCCCGCGCTCGAGGTGAACTCCGTCGTGGGGTCGATGTCGGCGGGGTAGCTCTTGCCGAACCGGTCCACGCGTGAGAACGTGCCGACCGCGACGGCCGAGGTGCCGGTGAGCGTGACCTGCACGCGCCGGTCGTTGCCGTTCTCGTCGAGCCCTTCGACGAACACGCGCACGGCGACATCGAGCGCGTCATCCGAGACCACTTCGAGCGCTTCGCCCGCGCTGTCGGGCTGCAGATAGCAGCCGACGCTGCCCGCGATGTAGTAGCCATTCGGGGCGCCGGTCCGGGCCCGCTCCTGAGGCGCGTCGATCGGGTCGATCGGATCGACGTTCCGACTCAGCGTGGTGTTGCGGATGAGGCCGTTCTGCTGCGAGAGGCGCCCGAACCGGAGGGGCAGCGGATAGCTCGCGACGTCGGCCTCGGTCGTGACCTCGATGGGCTGCGGGAGCAGGTACGCCGTCCAGCGGTGCTTGAGCCAGATCGCCTCGAGGGCGCGGTTCAGCGCCCGCTCGGCCCGGTTGCGGGCCCGCGTGTCGTCGGTCGCGCCGACATAGGCGAGGTAATCATCGAGCAGCGTCCGCCGTGTCATCCGATAGGACCTCCGTCACTTCGCAGGCGCGGGCGTCTCAGGCTTCGGTGCGGGCGCCGGCGCTGGTGCGGGCTGTGCCGCTCTCCGCGCGTTCTCTTCGGCCATCTGGCGCTGGCGCTCGATCGATGGGTGGATGAAGATGATGTCGGCCTTCATGATCTGGTAGTCATGCCATTCGAGCGTCGCGTGATGCCCAATCGCGAACGCCAGATACGTCGCCGCGCCGGCGACGATCCCCTTCACCCACACGTTTTGTGCCCATGCCTTCAGTCGAGCCTTCACAAGTCCTCCCAGGTCAGTTGACGATCACGTAGCTCAGGCACGCCGGGTTCGACGTCGGAGCCGCGCTCGCGGTGATGGTGAACGACGTGCCGCCGGTGCGTGCGGTCACCGTGTAGTCGCGACCCGTCGTCGTGTTGCACGTCACGCTGAGGCGCGTCGCGAGCGACGGGTCTTCCTGAATGAGAATCTGGCTGTCGGCAGTGACAGCTGTCGTGCTGACGACGACGGTGGTTGCCGAGGCGTCGATGACGACGCTGCCGGCTGCGGCCGCGCCGCAGGCCGCCGCGCCAGCTGAGTCGGAGCAGTTTGTCTTCGTCCCGAAGAGAGCCGCGAGGATCAGCCCATTGGCGTCAATGCTCGCCGTCGGCGAACCACTTGGGTTGTCGATCAGAATGCCGCGTGTCGTGTAGTCCCGAATATGGATCCCGGTGCCGATGATCGACGCCGGTTCGCCCCAACCCGACGCGGTGCCGCCGATCTGGATGCCCTTGGTCCAGCCGACCTGATTGCTGCCGTTGTTGCTCACGCCCGTGATCGAGAGGCCGATGTCGTTCGGGTAGCTGTTGGCGGCGCCGTGCGTACCATCGTTGCCGGGCCCGGCCGGCTTGTACGTGACGATGGCAAACCCGACCGACGGGGAGTCGAGCGGGCTGCCGTTGTAGTAGTTGTTCAGGATCATGTTGCCGCCGTAGAGCTTCCCCGGCTGGACGGCAATTGGTCCCATCGTGCCCATGTCGAGGCCCCAGGCATCGCCGGTCGGTCCAGCTGACTGCGTGTAGCCGGTGCCGATGTCCACGCGCAGGCCACCGTTAAAGAGCGCCCATTCGTTGTCGGCGCTCCCCGACCCTTGCACAATGACGTTGCCAGCCAGCGCGTTCACGCTGCCCTTGGCCGCAATCCCTCCTGCGCCAAAGATGCTGTTGCTGTTGAACGAATTGGTGCCCGCCGCCGGGGCGGCGCCGTCGGTCGCGTTGAACTCGGTGTAGAGCAGATTCGTGTTCGTGAAGGCCGTGTTGCTCGTGATGACTTTGCCGAGAGCGAATGGGCCGCCGGCATAGCTATCAGCCGTGAGACCGCCAGTGGCCGTGAGCAGATTGACCTCGACCACGCTGTCGTGCAGCCAGACGTAGGCGCTGCCCTGGTTCAGTGAGCCGCCATTCGACGAGAAGTTGATGTCCGTGTACTGCGGGAGGCCGATCCGCACGTAGCTATCCACGGTGTTGTCGATGTTCAGCGTGGTATTGCCGCCGACATCTGCGCCTTTGAGCGTCACCGGGCCAGTCGGCCCCGCAAAGGCCAACCCGTTTCCAGACGCGAAGTCGAGATTCCCGGCCTGACCGACGACGTGCCAGCCGTACGTGGTCGAGCCGTCATTGCTCGCCTGCAGCACGACGCTCTCGCCAGGACTCAGGTCGATGCTCGCCACGCTGCCAGACCAGACGGTCGGGTAAATCAGCGCGGCCGGAGGAAACGGGCCAGGGAAGCCGTTGACCGTGAGCACGGCGCTGCCGACGTTCTTAATGGTGATCGTCCGGTAGTTGTCCGTCGCGGGCCGAACCGCTGTCGTATTAATGGTCGGCAGGTCGATCGTGCCGACCGACGAGCGGTTCCACAGCAGCACGTGGTCCGGGACCGTGCCCGAGGTCGAGTCCACCGTGTACGCCGCCGCCGTGACGTTGATGACGCGCGGCGAATAGCCCTCGGTGGTGAAGTTGTAGAGCGCGCCGGTGTGACTGACCGTCGGCAGGCCGCCGCTGAGGATGACGCCGACGCCGCTGATGCCGACGCGGCCAACGGTCTCCGTGATTTCGATCCCGCCCGTGCCCGCGGTGCCGTCGTGCTGCATCCAGGCCGCGCCGCTGTCGCGCGCCTGAAACACGAGCGCCTTGGTGCGACCCGCGGCGACGTTGTAGATGGCGAGGGCATCGACGCTGCTCTGATTGGCCACGCCGACGGCCACCTTCGCGCGGCGAGAGTACAGCGAGCCCGTCCCGTCCTTGTCGTACAGCAGGTACTCGGCGCCGCCGCACGCGCCGCTGTCGTTGAAGATCACGTACCGGTTCGAGCCGGCGAGCGTCGTCCCGCAGCCCGAGGCCGCGGCGCTACCGCTGCTGCCGCCACCACCGTTGCCAGGCAGCACGCCCGGGCCGGCCTGCTGCGCCGACACGACGCCGAGGCTCAGCCCGACGAGGGCGCCGATGACGGACTTACCGGCGAACGAACGGCAGCACCGAAACAGACTGGCTCGACGCGGAAGCAATCGCGTAAATATCGGTCGCATTGCGGACCTCCAAGGTGAGCGTTTCCCCGTTGGTCATCGGGTACCCCGTGCTCGTGGTGACGGCACTCGACGCGCCGATGTAGATGGTTTCGCCCGTGCCCGCGATGGCCCGGATGACCATGCCGTGCACGTTGCCGCTGCCGGTGAGCGCGACGGCGGCGGTGCCGACGGTCACCCGATAGGGCGCCGAGAGCGCGACGTTGACGATGCCTTGCGCCGCGGTCGGCTGCGGAGTGGTGAGCGAGAGCGCGAACGCCACGAGGCCCGCGAGCAGCGCGAGGCTGACCAGGTGCGTGACGATCGTCCGAGCGACGGTGATAGAGCGTGAGCGCATGATGGTCTCCCTCTGTGGAAACTGAGGCGGTCAGGGCGCCCGCAGACACCCCGACCGCACCAAGTGGGTGACCTCGGCCGCTTAGCCGAGGGGGATGACGACCAGGCCCTTGCTCGTCCCCGAGGCCGCCGCCGCGGCCGTGTTGGCCGAGTTGAGCGTGACCGCGAGCGCCGAGGCTTCGAGCTCGGCCGCCGTGGCGTGGATCGACGAGGCCGCGACGAGCGCGCCGTCGACCATCGCGAAGGCCGTGGCGAACTGCGCGTTGACCGCCGTGCGCCAGACGATGACGACGATGGTGACCGTCTTCGCGTTGTCGCTGCCGGCGATGGTGCAGAGCGCAGTCGCACCGAGCTTGAGCGTGATGGACTTGGCGTTGGCGTTGGCGGCCGTGAGCAGCGACGCAATCGCCACGAAGCCGCGGCGCGCCGAGTTCAGAAAGTTCGCCGGCAGGGTCACCGTGTTGAGCGTGTACACGGTGTTCTGCACGGTGCCGCTCACCGTCGAGCTCGGGTCGATGCGCGCGGGGGACAAGGGTTTGCCGTCGGCGTCGGCGTAACCGAGCGCCATCAGCATCTTCAACAGATCATTGCCGGTTTCGAAAGACATGGTCAGGATCTCCCTTCAGAGAAAACAGTCGAGTCAGAGAACAGAACGTCAGCCCGCGCCTTACACCACCGTGTACGTGTGCCCGACGGCGATGCCGGTCACCTGCCACTTGAACGTGCCCTCGGCGCTCTCGAGGCACGTCGCGCGCATCCGCGAGCCGATGAGCTCGCCTGCCGTCGAGGCCGAGACCGAGTCGGCCGCGGCATCGTTCTTTGTGAGCAGGTCGCTCGCCGCCGCGCCGGCCACCGTGATGGCGTAGTCGGCGACGCCGGAGAATTCGTAGCTCACGCCGAGCAGCGCGCGGCTCGGGGTGGGCAGGGTGAACGTGACGGTGCCGGTCGCACCGCGATTGCTGAAAATCGTGCCCGGCGCATCCATCGGGTACTTGATGGTGTAGCTCGCCGATTTCGGCACGACCCGTTGCGTGAGACGTGTGGACATGGGATCTCCCCTCCTTCAGTGAACGAACATTCCCGTCAGGCCGACGCGAGCACCTGCCCGCCCAGCCGCCGCGGCCCCGACGCCGCCTGAATCCGCGTCCGGTCCGTGCCGTCGCGATTGCCGAGGCGGTTGAGCGTGTCAAACGCGTCCTTGGCGATGTCGCGATAGAGCCCGAGCCGACGCCGGCGCCGCGTCTCCTTCGCCCACGCCGCCTCGTACGCCTCTTCGTCGGCGATCTTCGACGCGCTCGTCACGAACAGGTCCGCGCCCTCGGTGACGAGCGTCCGCACGATGTTCCAGGGCTTCGTGAGGAAGCTGGGATGCACCGTCGCGACGTGGATGTAGCCGTCGCGCGCCTGCACGTGCATGTCGCTCCGATCGCGCATCCCCGTGTTCGCCGCCGGCCGTCGTCGGCAGCGGCGCTCGAGGATGTAGAGCCCCGGCCGCTCCGCGCTCTTGCGCAAGCGCAGCAACGGATCGACCTGGTCGAGATACCCCTGTACATGCCGGTCCGCGGCATCGAGCCGCAGGTCGCGCGACAGGGGGACGTGCGGGGCGCCCATTACCGCTTGCGCACCTTTCGACCGACGTCGGCCACCGATTCACTCGCCGCCTCGGCTGCATCCTCGGCCGCGGCTGACGTGCCGGGCGAGTCGAACGCGTGCTCGGCCGCTTCGCGCGCGGCATCGCTCGCTTGGGCGCTCGTGTCGATCTGCGGGCGCTTCGAGCCGCCCTGGCCGCGCACCCGTCCAGCCGCGGCGCCAGTCTTGAGCACCGTCACGGTGCGGTCCGCAGGGTCGGTGAGCGAGCTGCGGTCGATCGCCTCGACGGCCGCACCGAACCGATCGACTTCGTCGTCGGTCAGGGGTTCGCACATCTCGTCGGAGTCGAGCCCGATGATCCCGATGTAGCTCTGCTGCACCCCGAGCTCGGGGTTGCGCGTGCCCGGGATGACCGCGCGGTTCTGAAAGTGCAGGGCGGCGCCATACGGCGCCATGAACTGGCCCGGCAGAATGACGTAGTCCTGGCCGTCGAACTTGTCGACGATCCGATGTCGGCCGCGATGAATGCAGAGCACCGTCGTCGTCGGCGTGAGGCTGTTGCCGTCGTTCGACTCCGGTACCAAGTTGGCGACGTCGGCGGCCGGCGCCGGCATGCGATAGGTCTGACCCACAAACCCTCCGTCTCAGTCAATCCGCTCAGGAGCGGGCGAGGCGACCATCGCCCCGCCCGCCTGAGTGCGTGCGTGCCTCAGAACGCGTGGACCGCGATCTGCGTGACGTCGATGCCCTCGGCCCGGAAGTTGAGGTTCGGGCGCTGGCAGTGCCAGTTGTCGAGGATGTAGAAGAACGCGGTGTACTGGTCGAACCCAGAGACCCACTTGAGGACCGAGCCGTCGTCGTCGGCGAACTGGCCCTCGTTCATCACGTAGCGGATCCAGCTCTCCTTCGTGAGCCCGAAGAACATCCGGTACGGCGCGTCCCGGTCTTCCATGATCGGGATGTCGCCGTAGGTGATCTTCCGGCCCGTCGGCTTCTTGGCCGCCTTCGTGCCGCCGTCGGGCCGCATCAGGTCGGCGCCGGTGTACCGGCGGTCGGCCTCGAGCAGCACGAGGTAGGCACGCCGCACGGCGTGCTCGCACGCGAACAGGTCGATGTTCTTGCCCGTCCGAATGCTCATGGCGTCGATCCACTGCTGGATCGCGTCGAGCGAGAGCGCGCCGACGCCCGTCGTCACGTAGGACTTGAGGATCGGGTAGGTCGTGCGGCTCAGGTTGTGGTACGTGTCGACGTAGCTGCCGTCGTCGGCACCCGCCAGGATGCCCTCGGGCTCCTTGTTGCGCGAGTGCTGCGCGCCGGTCTGCGCGAGCACGATGAGCGCGTTGTCGGAGATGCCGCCGCCCGGCGCCGCCGTGTCGATCGTGATCGAGGTGCCCGCCGCGGCCACGGCCGAGACGAACGCGACGTGCTCGACGGCGAACGAGGACGCGTTGAGGAACGCGACCATCATGCCGCTCGTGGTATCGCCGAACAGATACCGGTTGCCCATGACCGAGCCCGCGACGTTGCCGGGCGCGTCCACGGTGACCGACGTCGCGCCGGCCGCGACCGCGCCGTTCACGAGCGCGAGGATGCCGCTGCCGTAGCCCCAGGCCATGCGGTTGCGCGCGAACGAGAGGTCTTCGGTCAGGCCATCCATTTCCGACGGGATGACCTGCTGCCAGGAGCCCTTCTTGTTCCGGCTCTGCTCGATGACGTACCGCTCGAAGCCGACGCGACCGTAGGTGTCGCGCATCGGGATTTCGAAGTCCTTGTACGCCGAGCGGCCGGCCTGCGGGAGCGCCGCGCCGGCGCCGATCGAGCCGACCGACCAGTTGCGGCCAATCTTGACCGGCTGGACCTTCTTGCGGCCCTGCCAGGTGTCGTCCGGGGTTTCGCTCTCGAGGAACTTGAGCGCGTTGTTCTCTTCGGCGAGCTGATTGACGATCGCCGGCGCGTAGTCGTCCTTGAAGAGCGGATCCCAGCTCGTCAGATCCGAGCCGGGCATGAACTGCTGTGTTGCACGGACGGCGCCGCTGAGCATGCGCGCGACCGTCTGATTGCCGAGGAATGGAAACATGGGCTGTCCTCTCGGCCGGCGGGGTTACCGCGGGCCGATCTGTCCCGTTCGCAGCCGCTTGTGGATGTCCTTGAGCGTCGGGCGTTGATTGCCCTGCGCGCTCGCTGGGGCGCCACCGCCGGCCGGCGATTTGGGGAGCGTTTGGTTGTGGGCGGCCATCCGCGACTGCACCGAGGCCGTGGCCTGCGCGCCCTGCTTCTTGCTGAGCTGACCGCTCTTGACCAGGTCGTCGATGTAGCCCTTGACGATGGCTTTCGGGGACTGCTTGTGATTGGCTCGGCTGTGAAACGCGCCGACCATCGCATCGCGGGCAAACCGCGCCACCACCGTATTGCCCGGCATGTGCTCCTTGAGCGCTGCATCCAGGGACGAAAGGGCACCTTCCCACTCCTGCCGTTCTTCACTCGCGGTCCGGGCACTGACCGAGCGTTCAAGGTTCTGAACGGTCGGCGTGAGCCGCTTCAATTCGGCCACCGTGCGTGAGAGCTCCGCGACATGCTGGATCGCGGTCGCCAGGACTCGGTTGGCCGTGCCGTCATTCGGGTCGAAGCCGAGAGTCTCGGCCGTGAACGCTGTCGGCAGTGCCGGCAACGCATTCTCTTGCCGCCGGGTCGAGCGATCGGGCTCGTCGCCGGCAGCGGTGTCTTCACTGAGCAGCGCGCGGAGCCGCGGGTTGCGGCGCGCGGCCTCTTCGAGCGAGCGCAATTGCCGATCGCGAGCCATGAGCGTATCGAGGTCGACGCCCTTGACGCGTTCGTTCAGCGTGCGCGACTTCAGGACTTGCTTGCGGAGCTTCTTGTTGGCGCGCCGCATCGCCGCGATCTGCTCTTCAGCGGTGCGCGTCTGTTGCTGCGCATCGTCGTCATCGCCCAGCAGGTCGTCGTCGTTGAACTCATCGCCGAGTGCCGCGCCACCGTCGCCGGCGTCCGCGTCGCCAGCATCGGCCGCCTGGCCGTCACCCGCATCGCCACCACCGGCACCGCCTGCCGGCAGCTCCGCCACGGCCGCGCCACCGCCACCACCGGCCGTACCGGCATCGCCAGCGGGCGCGTAGCACACGCTGAAACCGGTCACGCCGAATCGCCGCAACATCGCGCTTACGTTCACAGGGCCTCCTGGCCGTCAACCGCCGCCGGGCCACCGCGCGCCATCAGGAGCGCGCATTCGGACCGCGAGCGACGAGAAGTGAATTGCTGGAGAGCGTCGGGGAGCACGCGCCGCGTCGGGTGAAGACTCCACATGCTTCGCCACCATCCAGCAAAGTCGAACTACATGGGTGCCGCAGCGCCCTCCGGCGCGACGGGCATCAGCGCCCGCTGCGCAATCAAGTCGTCGATCGACACGCCCTGTTGCGGCATCGCCGCGGCCGGCACGAGCGCGCCGTTCGTGACCATCCCGCTCATCGGCGATGCCGGCGCGGCTTGACTCGCCGGCTTGAGCACGCCCGAGTCGATGGCCTTGTTCAAATTCGTGTGGTCGCCGCGCTCGGCCGGCTTCTCTTCCTTGCCGGGCTTCGCGGGCTGTTGCGCCGCAGCCGCGGCGGCGGCCTGCTGCGCGAGCATCTGGCCGATCAGCGTGACGTGCTGCACCATCGCCATCGCGGTCGGCGGGTTCTCGCTCATCAGCAGCTCGAATTCCTCGCTCTTGAGGAAGTTCGAGCACAGCAGCAGGTGCAGCGGCAGGTTCTCGCGCGTCGGATCGGGCGGCGCGATGTCCTGCGGCATCTGCGCGGCCTTCCAGCGGTCGAGCTTGCGCGCGATCTGCTTGCGGTCGAGGTCGAGCGACGGCTTGAGCTCGGCGAGGTTGAGCTTCGTCGCGATCTTCGAGGCCAGCTCGGGGTCATTCATCGGCGGCGGGAACAGGCCCATCGCAAACGCTTCCTTCAGGACCATGCGTTCCATCACTGGCGAGCGCGGCCAAGCCGTCGCGGGGTCGATGCGGACGTCGATCGAGCCGCCGAGCTCGGCGCCGATGAACTGCTTGATTTCCCACTCGCCGTTCTCGCCCTTGACCTGCCGGAAGCGTGGCGACCAGGCCGACTGGCGCGCGATCCAGAGCAGGAGGCGAATCAGCTGCGTCTCGGTCTCAACCATGCGGTCGAGCACGGGCTTGAACGCGGACATGCCGCGCTCCTGCAGGATTTCGACCTCGCCGAGCGTCGGGTCGCCCTGCGGCCGTGAGCCCTGGAGCACGCTGTTGAGCTTGCTGACCTCGTCCATCTTCTGGTCGATGAGCTCGAGCTGCTTGTAGAGCCCTTCGGGAGGGTTGATGCCGCGCTCCATCGTCGGCTTCTCGCCGGGGACGACCGAGCGGTAGTTGATGGTCTCGCCCGGCGCGCCGCTCGGCTCCTGCTCGAGGGTCACCGACAGCGGCACGAACATGCGCGGCGCCGCGTCGTGCATGAGAATCAGCTGCAGCAGCGCCTCGGTCGAATTGCGCGTCTCTTGGAGCGGCACGAGATCGTCGGCCGGCGGCTTGCCGAACGCCGAGCCGGCGCCAGGCTGGTACTGGGCAATCACGACGTTCTTGACCGCGCGGCCGCGGTCGTCTTTCGTCGGCAGTGGCCCGGCCTCGAGCACCTGGTCATCGACCATCGCGATCGTCAGGCCCTCGGGGAAGAAGTAGTCGTCGGTCTCGATCGGATCGTGCTGCAGGCGGTAGACGACGGGCGTGTGCGTGCGCTGCGATGTGCCCTGCCGTTGCGCGCGGGCCGGCGACGAGAGTCCGACGAGACCGTCTGCGAATTGCCCGCTGAGCCCGATGCCGGCCGCGGCGGCGCCCGCCGCCTTCATGTCGAGGTCGAGCGATCGGGCGCGTTCCCAGCGGCGCTCGATGTCGCTCACGGTCATGCGGGAGTGAAAGAGCACCCAGGGCACTTGCGTCGCGTCGGCGACGCGCGCCTCGCTCGGCAGGGAGCCCTCGAAGCTCGTCACGAGCTCGCAGCACAGCCGGCCGATGGGCTCGTCGAAGAAGGCGGGCTCGCCGGTTGCCGGGTCCGTGGCGGGCACGTACGGTTGCCCGCAGGTCTCGCACGTCTGCGCCGCCCCGGTGTCATCGGTGGCGACATCGGCTGGCGTCAGTTCGTCAGTTTCGCAGCCGCACGAGTACGCGGGGAGCCGCGAGGTGCCGTACTTGGGGTCGGGATCGTAGTAGGGGACGAGATAGACCTTGTCGGTGAGCGCGATCAGGCGGTGTGTGCGACTGCGAAGTCCCGCGAACCCGATCTCGTCGAGCAGGACCGGAATCGCGTCCTCGGCCACTTCCGACGACGCCTGGTCTTCGTCGTCATCGGTGGATGGCGAGACCTGCTTGGCCGGATCGCTCGCGTTGAGCAGGCTGACGATGCCGTCGATCTTGTTCCCGAAAATGTTGGTGACCGGCCGCGGGCAATACGCCGGCAGGCCGCCTTGCTCTGGGTCGTAGCCGCGCTCGACGTAGCGGTTCGTCCCGCGGTCCCAGATCATCCACTGCGAGTCACCGCCGCGTTCGAACAGGAGATTGCGCCAGTCCTGGCGATCGCGGTCCTGGCGGGCGACATTGGCCCGGGCATCCGCGATGCAGGCACGCAGGAGCTTTGCGGCCGGGCCGTCGGACTCAAGCCCGTAGTCGGGCTCTTTGGGGTTCTGCGAATCAGCCAGCGGTCTCGTCCTTGCCACCCGACGCGGACGGGATCCCGCAACCAACAGGCTCGTGGTGCCGAGGAACCTGCGACTCGCCGTGCAAGGTAGCGGGGGCGAGATTTGAACTCGCGACCTGCGGGTTATGAGTCCGCTGCTCTAACCGACTGAGCTACCCCGCGTCGAACTTCGAACCTAGAACTCCAACCGCGACATCAGGTCCTGCAACCGCTCGATCGTCGAGGTGAGCAGCGCGTTGGTTTGTGCGATGCCGACCGCGAGATCGCTGGAGCCCACGTACTGCGTGCTGGCGCCACCCACGGTGTCGGACGCGGGCTGCGGAGCCGATGACCGCGCGACACGCTGCAGGCGATCTTCAAACTGCGCGACCGTCACGGCCAAGGCTTCGGCGGTCTTATTGAGTCGGACCATGCCCTCAAGGCCCGGGAGTGACGCCTTTGGCGCGATGCCCTGGACAGCGCCAGGTTCCGGGTCGTACGCCTTGCTGAGTTGCCGCTGATCGAGTGCCGCTCCACCGTTGCCAAACATGCTCGCCTCAGTTCTTCGACGGCCGGGCCGTCGAGTCGATTTCCTTGATCGCCATCGCCGTCGCGATCCGCTCGAGCTGCGATGGGCCCGCCGGCTTGCGGTCCTGCAGCACGGGCGCGTTGCCCGCCCGGGCCATCGCCGCGTCGCACAGCCGCTCACACCGCTCGCGCCAGTACGTCTCGCGCGCCAGCGCCGCCTCGAATGCGACCTCGGCGGCCGCGAGGTTCGTGCGAAGCACGTCCATCTCCGTCTCGTGGAGACGGCGCGAAAGCCACGGCCACTGCCAGCGTCGAAACATCGGTGTGAAGAGTGGGGTACGGCCAGCCCGCCCGAGCGAACCGCACCCCCTTGCGTCCCAAGGAGTACGCCACACACGATACGGCGTGAGTGACGACGACGCAAGCGATTTGTGACCTCACCGCATGCCCGGCACGACGATGCGATGCTTCCGCTTGCCGTCGTACCGTTTCGCGAGCGCCGCCTGGTGCGCGGCCGAGATCGGATCGAGGTGCGCGAACGGGTCGGCTTCCTTGACGCGCGGTTGGTGCGGCCGCGCTTCGAAGAACCGGCCGACGTCTTCGTACGCGTGGTTCTCGCTCGCGTCGTCCTCGACCTCGGGGTCATCGGGATCCCACGGAATCTCGGGCACCGTGCGAATCAGATCGGGGCACGCCGTCGTGCACGTCCACCACGGCAGGCCGTCAGGCGCGGTCGTGCAGGCGTCGAGCCACCGCTGCGGCCTCGAGACGCGCGCGGGCCGTCCCGCGGCGCCGGCCCGGAACTGCACGCGCGGCATCGCGTCCTGGTAGACCTCGGCGACGCTCTTCGAGAGCCCGGTCTCCTGCCGGCTGTTGCGCATCGCCGGGTCGTAGACCACCCACTGCAGGCCCTGCAGGATGGGCGTCTTGCCGTCGCTGAAGGTCTCGCGCTCGAGCATCGCCTTGAGCTGCGTCGCCTGGTCGACGTCGCGGACGCGGGCCTTGTAGAACTCGAGGAACGTGCGCGTGTGGCCACCCGGGAGCGTCGCGTGCAGGTGAATCGAGCAGGGCGCGCCGTACCCGTAGTCGATCGAGCCGAAGATGTTCGAGCCGACGGCCGGCCGCCAGTCGGGCCGCGGGAAGACGTGCCACGGAATGACCTTGCCGGCGGCGATACCCTGGCGGATGAGTTCGTGGTCGGTCGGCTGCACGACGTGGCGCTCTTGCCAGACCGAGCCGACGATCATCGCGTCGTCGGCGTCCCAATCGCCCTCGGCGAGCTGCTTGCCCTTCGAGGCCCCGAGCGCCCACGCCTTCGAGAGATAGCCGGGGTCGGCGCGGACGAGCGCGTGATTGTCGGCGAACCACGCCGGGATGAACGCGCGCGTGAGCATCTGGTCGGGCGGCGTCGGGTCGTGCGGCTTCGGGAGTGGACGCCAGACTTCGCCTGGAGCCGGCACGGGCCGCGCGCCGAGCTCTTCGGCGATCGGGCGCACGAACCAGCGCTTCAGCCAGCCGTGGCCGACGTTGCCAGGGTTGCTCGTGAGCACGATGCGTTTGCGGCGCCCGAGCACGGCCGAGCGGACGCGCGTCATCAGGTAGAGCACCTGGAACTCGGTGAAGTGGCTGGCCTCGTCGATGAAGAGCGCGACCCATTCCTCGCCCTGGTAGTTGTAGACGTCGTCTTCGTTCTGCGCGTAGCCGAACCAGAGCTCGGAGCCGTTGAAGAACGTCGCGATGTGGTCTTGCTTGTTGAACGTCGCGCACCAGCGCGGGACCATCGAGCGGAAGCGGAACAGGATCTCCTTGTGCTGCTTGAGGGTGCGGCGAAAGAGCGCGACCTTGCAGCCGGGATACTCCAGCGCGATCGTGACGGCCTCGACCAGCGCGAACATGGTCTTGCCGCCGCCGACGGCACCACCGTAGAACAGGACATCGGCGAGCGACGCGTGCGCGAGTGACTGTTTGGGTTGGGGTCGGCAGCGGGAACGGTCGGCTACACAGGGTCGGGCGTGTGAACAGGCGCCAGATGGACTCGACAGGTCGACGTAGCCCCACGTCCACGACGATGGAAAGGCGCTAGCGGCCGTCCGGCGCATCGCCAGCCTTCACGGCGGCGGGATCTCCCCTGTCAGCCCATTCCAACCACAGCGCGATCATGAACTCGCTGATTTCGATGCGCTCGGCATGGGTTAGCGACTTCTCATCGAGGCGAATTCCTCTTCCACCATAAAGCCTCGAAGCGAGCATCGGCCTCGGCGAGATTCCGAGAATGCCAGAGGGCGCCCAAAATTCGCGGCCTGTTGATAGCTCGAACAGCCCCTTCCCTTTGAACATCATCGTTGAACCTCGATCGGCAGCCGCTTGTCGTCGCAGGCGAGTGGCGGATCGCCTGGTCTTGGTGACGTCAGATGGATGATCGTCGGCCCGCTCGCAATGACTGTCTGTCCTGGTGCGCCAGCCGCAGGGCCAAAACCGCCAGCCGCGTGTCTCAGGAACAGCTCGGCGTGTTGGACACTGCCCCGCAAGGCCATCGCGGCTAGCTTCTCTACGACCGCACCCAACCAGCGATCGCCGCGCTCACGCGCCTGAGCCATTAGCCACGGCTCGAGGCCAGGATAGCGCCGCCTGAGTTGCCAAAGCCTCTCCCGTGAAAGGCCGGCGGCCCTGGCTATCGCTGACCAGTTCACAGGCGCGCCTGAATCCACAACGTCAGCGAACGCGCGTAACACCTTGAAATGCGAGGGTCTAGGGACGAAATCCTCGACTCCAATGTGCCCACGAAGCCGTGAAGGATTCGGAACCCTTTCAGGCGATGGCTTTGTCGCGCGTGCGGCGATGGCGTTCGCCGGTCGCGATGGCGATGGCCGTGTCTTCGAGGCCGCAGATTTCGACCCCGTAGCGTTCGATTTCCGCGTGGAAGGCTTCTGCGTCATGGGGAACCAGCTTCAGCATGGGCCGCCCGTCCTGGCCGAGCCGCGGCGTGCCGAACTCGGTCTCGCGGGCTTGGACGTGGCACAGTTCGTGGTAAACCAGTCGCTCGCGGCGCTCGGGGTCGAGGGTGTCCCAGAGGGCGCGGTCGACAAGGATGAGAAAGTCGGGCTCTTCCCACTCGAAGAGCGGCGCCACGAGCCCGGCGACGAGCCAGGTGAGCAGGTGGCGCAGCGGGCCCTGCACGTAGGCGGGCGTCGCGATGATGGCGGCCTTCTGTCCGCCGTGGAGCCACAGCTCGCGCTCGGAGAAGACGCAGGCGAGGCGCGCGAGGCCGAGATGGGCGAACTCCTGCTCGCGCTCGATGAGCTGCGCGACGATGGACTGCGGGGCTTCAGCGAGCTTGAAGGAATCGGCGAACTGTTCCACGGGGAACAATTTACGGCCGAGTGTCCGGCGCGTCAACGAAAACGGGCGCTGCGGTCACCGCGGCTCAGCCATGACGGCGGCTCCACGTAGCTTTCCGACACCGAGACGGTGCGGCCGACAAGGAACTCGCACGTCGTCACCGTTCGTACGGCTAGCCGTCCAGTCAGCAGCACGCGCACACGGTCCACAAGCGACAAGCCGACAGTCGCCGTTGTGTAAAGGCAATCGCCGTTGCCTGCCCACTCGGGGAAGGCCGCTTCGACATGCCGCGCAGGGAACAGTCGTCCGATCACGCGCTCTCGTCGTGTCGGGGTCGAACAGAATGCCATTTCGGCGTTATCGGGATCAGTCATCGCAGCCACCTTTCGTCACTCATGGGCCCTCACTCCGAGCAGTCGGGGAACGACTCTCCTGGCCGATAGTC